GTTTGACTTTGAAGAGGAAACTCAACCACGTTCAAGTGACGATGTACTTAAAAAGGTACGCCGTGCAGAACGTGCAAAGGATAAACAAGTCAAAGAACTGCAAGCCGAATTGGATTCATTGCGCAAATTCCAACGGGAAGCAACAATCAGCCAAGTCTTGGCGGAGAAAGGTGTCAACCCAAAGGTTGCCAAATTTATTCCAGCAGATATTGAAATGTCCTCGGACAGCATCAGTAACTGGCTGGCTGACAATGGTGAACTGTTTGGTGTTGCTGCACCTACACAACAAAACGCAGTAGATGTCAATGACATGGCTGCATTGCGTCAAATAGATGCAGTAACATCTGGTGCTATTTCTCCAGATGACGTGAATGATGCTTTCAACATCATGAACAACGCTTCGTCTGCGGAGGAGTTACTTAACTTCCTCTACAGTCAAGGCGCAGAATAATCGCAAATAATCTAACCCCTAAGGAAATATAATATGCCGAATACAGGCTTATCAGGTGGTAGTGCTAATACTAACGGTGGTCTCGGTGGCGGTCAGTACGCTTCCGCTAACAACGTTGGTGCATTTACCCCATCAAACGCCGCAGGTCTAGTTCAGAAGGCTTACGACCGCCTTGTTGAATTTGAACTACGTGCAACCCCACTCATCCGCTCCGTAGCGGACAAGAAGCCAGCACGTCAGGCAATGCCTGGTTCAAGTGTTGCGCTACAAATCTACAACGACCTTGCTGTTGCTAAGACTGCTTTGTCAGAAGATGTAGACCCAGCAGCAGTTGCTCTTGCTACTCCAGACATTGTAACCGTAACTCTAAACGAGTACGGTAACGCAACTGTAGTAACTCGCAAGTTGCAGTTGATGTCTCTTGCAGACGTTGACCCTGCTGTTGCTAACATCCTTGCATTCAACATGGCTGATTCCATTGACGAACTAGCACAGGATGCACTACTTGCAGGTACCAACGTACTATACGCAACTGGTGGAACAACAACCGCAACAACAACCTCAGGTATCACTTCAGATGACACAATCTCTGCTGCTGACATCCGCAAGGCTGTTGCTAAGTTGCGTAGCAACAAGGCTAACGGACGTAAGGGTTCACTTTACTGGTGTGGTATTCACCCAGAAGTTTCCCACGACCTTCGTGCCGAAACTGGTGCTGCTTCATGGCGTAACCCACACGAGTACCAGAGCAATGATGCAATCTGGGCTGGCGAAATTGGTCAGTTTGAAGGTGCATACTTCATTGAGTCCCCTCGTCTACGCAAGGGCAATGATGGCGATAGCAGCATTCCTGTTTACCGCACATTCATTGCAGGACAGCAAGCACTTGCTGAGGCTGTTGCCGAAGAACCACACGTGGTTATTGGTCCAGTCGTTGACAAGTTGATGCGTCAGCGTCCAATCGGTTGGTACGGTGTTCTAGGACACGCTATCTACCGCAACGATGCGCTATACCGCATTGAGTCTGCTTCAAGCATTGCTTAATTAGCGACACTAATCTCACTCCTAAGTCATATAACGGGCTTAGGGGTGGGGTTATGTTTCTAACCAGAAGGAAAACATAATGGCTTATTTATTCGCACCACCTACGGTGGACCAAGGACCTGCTGGTGGACACTGGCTGTTCTGGCGGTATAACCTAAAGCGTGGTATCACGGTTTACAAAATAGGTAATACCTACTACGAAGAGCAGTACCCATCGCAAGACGATTTAGACCAAGCCAGTGTTGTTTACCTTGGTGGACATGAACACTATGTAACCTCAGCACAAAAGGCTGACTTAGAGTCTGCTGGTTACACAGTGAGTACAGTATGACAGTTTTAGAATCGCTATCGGTTGTATCGTTAACCCTAGGTATTATTGCTGCATTAGGCAAGTGGTTAATTGTTAACCCACTAAAGCATTTTATTAAAGAACAAACATATCCTATCCAGCCCACGGCTAATGGTGGTCGTAGTCTTCCAGACATTGCCCGTGCAGTGGACAGGATTGAAAAGCGTTTAGATGAGCATATTACATTACATCTTAAGGATGAACTATGAGTGGTAAGTATAACATTGTAGCCGAGCAAGGTGCTACCTTTAATCTAAACTTCCGTGTTGAGACCGATGGTACTCCATGGAACCTAACTGGCTACACCTTTGCTATGCAGGTTCGCCGTTCTTCTGCATCAACCACAACCTTACTTAACATTACTTCTGCAACCATGACTTCTGTTGGTCACGTTTCGGTAACAGTTTCTGCTGCTACTATGGCTGATGTACCTGCTGGTCGTTGGGTATACGACATTGAACTTACCTCTTCTGGTGCTGAAGTTACACGAATCTTGGAGGGTCGCTTTATTGTAACAGCAGAGGTGACACAGTAATGCCAGACTACACAGTCATTATTGAAGAAGAAGTTACCGCCACTACTGTTACCATTGAAGAGACTGTTACTGATGTTGTTCTTGGTACCGAAGTATTACAAGAAACTGTTGTCATTGTTGACAATGCTCAAGGTCCACAGGGAGCCATTGGAACCACAGGACCTACAGGTCCAACAGGTTCCCAAGGTATCCAAGGTATTACGGGTCCTACTGGCAGTACTGGTAGTACTGGTCCAACGGGACCAACTGGTTCAACAGGAGCGACAGGCTCTACTGGTGCCACAGGGTCTACGGGTAGTACGGGACCAACGGGACCTCAAGGTGAGACAGGTCCTACGGGACCGCAAGGCATACAGGGCATCCAAGGAATCCAGGGCATAACGGGTCCTACAGGCTCCACGGGTCCAACTGGACCTACAGGTGCAGACAGCACTGCAGTCGGTCCTACGGGCTCTACAGGGGCTACAGGACCTACTGGAGCGACTGGTCCTACTGGTGCTGATTCTACTGTTGCTGGACCTACAGGTCCTGCTGGTTCTGCTGGTGTCACTGGTCCGACAGGACCAACTGGTGCAAATGGAACTAACGGGGCTACTGGAGCAACGGGTGCTACAGGTGCCACTGGAGCGGACAGCACAGTTGCAGGACCGACTGGACCTACGGGTCCTACGGGTCCAACTGGAGCAGCAGGTCCTGGTGTAGCCGTTGGTGGTACAACTGGTCAGTTCCTAAAGAAGAACAGTACAACTGACTACGACACATCTTGGTCAACTGTTGCTGGCGCTGTCTACCAACCTTCTGCGCCATCTTCACCGCAAAATGGTGACATCTGGATTGACTCCGATGCCACTGCATCTGTAATTAACACCAACGATTTCCTGTTGAAGGCTGACGTTCCAACTACTGCTGTTTACAAAATGAATGCTGGTACAACTGCAGCACGTCCAACAGGCGCTGAAGGATTATTTAGATATAACTCAACCACTGGTTATCCAGAATGGTATGACGTAGGATTATCACGATGGTTTAATTTTCATCAGACAAAATCTGTTTTAACTGAGTACTTAATTATTGCTGGCGGTGGCGGTTCGTCTGGTGGTGGCTCTGAACCATCTGGTGGTGGTGGTGCTGGTGGTTATTTAAGTAATTTTCTAACGCTTGATATTGGAACCTCGTACACAGTTACTGTTGGCACTGGTGGTGCTGGTGCATCTGGTGCTTCATTAGCATCATCAGGTAATCCAAGTACAGCATTTGGTTTGACTGCTCTTGGTGGTGGTCGTGGTGGTACAGGTAATGCTGGTGCTGGCGCAACTGGTGGCTCTGGTGGTGGTGGCTCTGGTTGGAACGCAGGTGCAGCAGGAGCAGGTACTGCTGGTCAAGGCATCGCTGGCGGTGCTGGTGGAAACAATGTCACAGGTTATGCATCAGGTGGTGGTGGTGGTGCTGGCTCAGTTGGTATTGCTGGTGTTGCCAATAAAGGTGGTAACGGTGGTGACGGTCTATCATCATCTATAACAGGAACACCCGTAACACGTGCAGGTGGCGGTGGAGGTGGTGTTCTTAATGCTGGAACTACAGGCACTGGCGGAGCAGGTGGTGGTGGAAATGGTTGTGCTTCTGCTCTAAATTCAAGCGGTACTTCTGGAACTGCAAATACTGGCGGTGGTGGTGGTGCTGCTAACGGTACTGGAACTGGTGGCTCAGGTGGCTCAGGTGTAGTAATCGTGTCTTACCCATCAACTTACACGCTTACTGTTGGAGCAGGATTAACTTCTTCTACTTCAACTGTTGGAGCAAATAAAGTAACAACCTTTACAGCAGGAACAGGAACAGTGAGTTTTGCATGACAACTAGACCAGGTTATGTATGGGATGCCACTGCATCTGAATGGGTTGAGATCGGACAGGCTGCAGTCCTAGCGCCAATCAAGTACCAGACTTCACAGCCAAGTTCCCCTGCTACAGGCGACATTTGGATTGACAGCGATGATGAAGTACCTAGTGTTGATTCAACTCTTTACTACCGCTGGACTAAAACAATGTCTGGTGGAGAAACATCTTTAAGTGGTACTGATAACAACTCTCTAGCGCTGAAGTACACACCAGGATACGAAAGCGTATTTATCAACGGTGTCCTACAAGTTCGTGGTTCAGACTACGTTGCTACAACTGGCACAACTGTTACAGGATTAACAGCGCTAACCGCCAGTGATGTAGTAATGGTTGAGTCCATCGTTGCTTACAGCGTTGGTGATACTTACACACAGTCACAGGTTGGTTCACTACTTGATGCCAAGAGTCCAGTAAGTACAACTGGGTTGGTGTTGTTGAATACCACTGCATTTACAGCGCAAGCAAGTGTTTCAATAGATAATGTCTTTACTTCTACATATAACTATTACCAGTTAGTTTTTGACTCTGTGTATTCTAGCGGAAGCCAAGCGATAAATCTTAGGGGTCGCATAAATCTTACTGACATTGCTGGTACGGCTTATGATTGCCCAGGAGTTACTTTAAGTAGGGCTGGAGCCTTTACAAATATTGGTGTTAATGGTGGTAGTGCCGCAAGAATTGGTACAACTAGTACAACAGACGATACATTTATTAACGCTGAATTTACAACAACAGGAAATAATTTATTTTTTAAGTTTTATGGATTTTCAGCCATAGATACATTTGCTTTTGGTGGCGGAAAAGTAGCAGGGGCTAATCCAATAACAGGTTTTACTGTCTATCCTGCAAGTGGAACTATGACAGGCACCATCAAAGTCTATGGATACAAGTAGGAGATTGACGTGACAAGAAGTAGAGAAATTGCCAGTCAAGGTGGATTGGTGTTGTTGAATACAACTACTTTTAGCGCACAATCAAGCGTTAGTTTTGATAATGTATTTAGTTCTGCTTACGATAACTACCGAATTATTGCTGCTCATACAAGTACGGTATCAGGTTCGGAAACAAGAATTAGATTAAGGGCTTCGGGAGCAGATAATACCAATTCAAATTATGCAAGTATGAATCAAAGATTGGGAGAAAATGGTACTTCCTACAATTTAACGGGTTATACAAGTTACGCACCTGTAAATAACAATAACGCTAATACTAACTCATTATCGTTTGATGTAATTAGTCCAAACAAAGCAGCAGATACCAACTTTTCAGGAACTGCAGTTGGTGTTATGAATACAGGTAGTTTTAATGCGGCTGGTGTTATTGGCGTTAAATTTGATGCAGATACAGTTTTTGATGGGTTTACAATATATTTTTCTTCAGGAACAATTACTGGAACTATCAAAGTATACGGATACAAATAGGAGTAATCATGGAAGAACTAAAAGCACTAATCGTTGATGCCGCTACAGGTGAGTCATACGAACGACCATTGACAGCGCAAGAGATTGCTGACCGTGAAGTCATGCAAGCAGAAGCAGTAGCACGACAGGCAGAACAAGATGCCAAGGCTGCTGCACGTGTATCAGCGCTAGAGAAACTATCAGCGCTAGGACTAACCGATGCTGAAGTAGGTGCCTTAGTTGGCTAAGAAGGCTAGAGTATACGACGGTACTGCGTGGCAAGAACTTGCCTCAGCGCAGACTGACTTAACTGCATACTCAACTACAGCGCAGATGAACACTGCTATTGCTGCCGTTCCAAAAGGTTTAACTTTAATAAATACAACCAGTTTTAGTGCAGTGGCAAGTCAAAATATTGCAAACGTATTTTCAGCAACTTATGACAGTTACTCTATTGTCTTTACTTTCTCTGGTTCAACAAGTGCAAAAGCAGCCTTTAGAGTTTCATCTAGTGGTTCACCAATTACTACTTCAACTTATGCTTTTAAAACAATTTTAAGTGGAACCAATAGCGATTCAGTTTTACAAACAAGAAGTCCTTCAACAACTTATATTGAAATTGGCGACATTACAAGTGCGGCTACTAGTGGTTATGTTGGCGGTTCAATGACGGTATCAAATCCTTTTACAGCGAATCGGACAGGAATTGCGGGAGTTTGTAATTCAGCGACAACTGGCGATGTATTTTTATCAGTTTTTGGTGGCGTTAATACCAACAATACTTCTTATGATGGGTTTGCTTTAACTTGTAGTACGGGAACTATAACTGGTTCGGTTTCAGTTTATGGATACAGCAAGTAATGGCTTGTAGAACAGGGTGCCCAACACAGGACTGTGAATCATACGCAGACTGCTGTAAGGGTGTAGCAATTAATAAGTCCTCACTACGCCCATAGGCTAGTGTGCTAGGATAATAGCATGGTTAAGATTGCAGTCTATGCTATAGCAAAGAATGAAGCAAAGCACGTTAAGAGATGGGTAGATGCTACCCAAGGTGCAGATGTCCGAATTGTCCTAGATACTGGGTCAGAAGATAACACCTATGACCTACTCCAGAAGTACCCCATAGAAGCCCACAGAGCCACGCTAAGCGACTTTAGGTTTGATGTGGCACGAAATATGGCACTAGATTTAGTACCATCTGACGTGGATATATGTGTCTCTCTAGATATGGACGAGATTCCAGACCCAGACTTCTTTGACCTACTTCGTAAGGCTTGGAAGCCTGACACTGGCAGGGCTTGGGTCATGTGGGACACAGGAAACATCTGGGCTAACAACAACCGTGTCCATGCTAGACATGGGTACAGGTGGAAGTATCCCTGCCACGAGGTTATCCAGTGTGAAGGTCCAGAAAAACTGGTAGTCGTTGAGACTTTAGTCAAGCATAAACCAGATGATAGTAAGCCACGCAGTGGCTATCTGTCACTGTTACAACTAGGACACAACGAAGACCCAACTGACCACCGCATGATTGTCTACCTAGCCCGTGAGTATTACTTCAAGGGTATGTGGCAAGAACTTATAGATGTGGGCAAGAAGTTGGAAGACATTCCTGGATGGAATGTTGAACGTGCTCAGACTTGGCGAGGCATAGGCGAAGCCTATTGCAAGTTAGGTAATGACCGTGAAGGTTTGCATTGGTACCAACGTAACGTTGAAGAAGCACCTAACGACCTAGAGGCTTGGATGCCATTAGCGTTCTACTATTACGAACGTAAGATGTGGAACCACTGCTACCAAGCAGCAATTAAAGTAACTGAACTTTCCCTTGAGTCACATAACCATTATGTGGCTGACCAATCAATGCCATGGAGAATGTACGACCTGCTATCCATAGCGTGCTGGAACCTAGGTAAGAAGGGTTCCGCTAAAAAGTATGCACGTAAAGCGGTTGAACTAAACCCAGAGGATGAACGTCTAGTTAAAAACTATCAGTTCATTATGACACAGACGGTAAAGGATTACAAGGATGGCTTGTAGAAGCGGATGTCCAACTCAAGACCATGACTCTTGGGGAGATTGCCTAAGGGCATCTAACATACAGATGGCTACTGGAGATGCTAATGGCAGTCTAGTTAGCAATGGTTGGACCAATAAGAAATGGAACAACGAACTAAGTTTATACCGTGAAGCCCGTAAGCAAGGGATTCAACCAGAAGGAACTTCCACAGCACAAATTCGTAAGGCTATGGATGTAAGCGACAAGACAGGACACGCATATGGCTCCGCTCTCTAAGAAGAAAGCAACCAAGAAGGTTGCGAAAGTAATGAAGGAATACAAGGCTGGCACCTTGCACTCTGGCAAGGGTGGACCTATTGTCAAGTCTCGTAAGCAAGCCGTTGCTATCGCAATGAGCGAAGCAAAGATGGCTAAGAAGAAGGGCAAGAAATAATGTGTGCTAACTGTGGATGCAATCACATCAACTACCAACACGAAATGCCTAAGATGCCAGGTTCTTACAAGGGCATTGACAAAGTAGATTACAACATGCCGAAGGTACCAGCAGTTCCTGCTATGCCACGGACAACCAAGAAGGGTAAATAATATGCCAGGTCAACGTCAAATTGGTGGCGGTAAAGGTAACGGCGGAGGTATGCGTAGTGGTGGTGGTGTAGTTAAGAACATCAAGAACTCACCTGCTGCTAAGGACCTAAAGAAAGTTACTAGCAACCCTAAGGCAAAGACGGCTGCTGCTGTAGTTGGAACTGTCGCTGTTGGAAAAGCAGCACGTGACAAGGCTAACAGGAACGAAAAGGTTTACCGTCAGAACATGAAGAAAAAAGGAAAGTAGCATGGCGATGAAAAAAGAATCTGGCAGTAAGAAGCCAATGTCAATGGTGGTAAAAGCAAAGCCAATGCAGAACTCAGATAAGAGCCGAAAGCCTAAAACTCCTGGTAGTTCAAAGTCAATGGTACTAGATAATACAAAGCCAAAAAGCGCTGCAAAGCCAGCGGTAATAGACAGCAAAAAACCAAAAAGCATGCTAGAGCCAAGGGCAAAGATAAATACAAAGAAGAAGTTTAAGTAACATGGCAGTCAAGAAGGACCCACGTTTAGCACGTGCAGGTGTTTCTGGCTTCAACAAGCCAAAGCGTACACCTGGACATCCAACAAAGTCACACGTAGTTGTGGCTAAAGAAGGCACACAGGTTAAGACCATTCGTTTTGGACAACAAGGTGTGACGGGTGATAGACAACCTACCGCAAGACAGGCTTCGTTTAAAGCCCGTCACGCCAAAAACATTGCTAAGGGCAAGATGTCCGCAGCATACTGGGCAGATAAGGTTAAATGGTAATGGCAACATTCGGTTCTATGACTGACGAGGTTGTACGTAAACTTGCAGGGTTTACGCTACGTCAAGACCGTCAGACACATCTCACTGCTGCAGCAAATGCGACAGCAACAAGCATCACTGTTGCCTCTGCACAGAACATCTCTAGCGGTATCATCCAGATTGATGATGAACTTATCTATGTAGATTCTTATGACCGTAACAGTGGTGTGCTTAGCATCCCACCATATGGTCGTGGCTACAACGGTACATCCGCTGCTACGCACCAGAATGGTGCACGTGTAATTGTATCTCCTACCTTCCCATCTGTGGATGTTAAGAGTGCAATCAATGAAACCCTTGAGGCTACGTTCCCAGACCTATACACCACTGGTACACATACCTTCTCGTTCTCTCCATCAATATCAACTTACGCTTTGCCTGATGAAGTGGAGACTGTCCTTGGAGTATCTTATCAAACTACTGGTCCTACTAAAGAATGGCTTCCTGTTCGTGGTTATCGGGTTGACCCTATGGCTAACGTTGATACTTTCAATAGTCGCAATAGTATTACTTTGCTATCTGGTGTTGAGTCTGGTCGCACTGTTCAAATTTTCTATACCGCTGCTCCTGCCGTAATGGATGCAGACGATGATGACTTTGAAATTGTTACTGGTCTGCCTTCGTCTTGCAAGGATGTAATCATTCTTGGTGCTACTGCACGTCTAGCATCCTTCATTGACCCAGGTCGTTTGACCTTTGGTTCTGCTGAGTCTGACCAACAGTCACAAATTGCTGGTCGTTCCTATGGTGCTGGTACTAACGCATCTAAATACTTACTCGCTCTTTACGACAAGCGCCTTGCAGAAGAATCACGCAAGTTAAATGACCGTAATCCAATCCGCATCCACTTCACCCGATAGGTAAACCATGGCACGCAATTACTCTTCCATCTCTGAGCCAAAGACATTAGCAGCAGACATAGATAATGCTGCAACGCAGATGACTCTCAACAACGTTACTAACCTACCTAGTCCACCGTATGTACTTGTAATAAGTCCAGACACCAGTAGCGAAGAAGTTGTTCTTGTTACCACTGACCAGACTGGTGTAACTGCACCAACTGTTAAGATAAGTCGTGCCATTGAAACTGGTGCCTCTGCTGTGCCACACACTAATGGTGTTGAAGTTCGTCACATGATTGTAGGTTCTGACCTACAGGTTGTACATGACCATTTCAGTAATGACAGTGTATCTGCTGGTACTGCACATGGTGCTACTGGTGGTGTTGTTGGTCGTACCAATACACAGACACTAACCAATAAGACCTTAACAAGTCCAGTTATTACTAGTCCTGCAATTACTGGTGGTACAGTTAACGGTGGAGCAGCATTGACTGTAGATTCCACTGAACTTAATTATGTAGATGGTGTTACTTCTTCTATTCAAACACAGATTACCAACATAGCAAGTGTACCTACTGGCTCGGTTAGTATGTGGGTTACTGGCACCGCTCCAACTGGTTGGTTGTTGTGTCAAGGACAGGCTGTAAGTCGCACTACATATGCAACATTGTTTGGTGTAATCAGTACAACTTATGGAGTTGGAGATAATTCAACTACATTTAATCTACCTGACCTACGTGGTCGTGTACCTATGGGTGCTGGTACTGGTCGTAACGTTGCTGACAGTGCTAACTTAACTGCACGTACACTTGGTGCAAAGATATCAGATGCTGAAACTCATACACTTACTACTGCAGAAATGCCAGCACACACTCATGATTTAAGTCCTGGTCAAATTGTTGGTACTGGTTCTGGTGGTACAAATGCTTACTCTCCACTTGGAAATAATCCACAAACTGCTACGACTATCACATCAACTGGTGGTGGTGGAGCACACAATAACACACAGCCATCCACTGTAATTAACTTCATTATCAAATTCTAAGGAGCATAAGTGCCAACTTATGACATTACAGAAGATGTCCCGATTGACCTTGCTGTCCCATCAACTGAATCAACCTTTGAGTTAACTGATACAGCATACGATATTGTTATTGATGACCTACCTTTCATCGTTAAGGTAAGTAACCAAGACCCATACCGCCGTGAGACTGCTCCATACAAAAAGGAACAGTTTGATAACAGCACCGAACCAGGTGAGCAATCGCTTACTGGTTGGTGGCTACGTTCACAGACATCATGGCACAACGGTGCAGGTATCTCGTTCTATGAACCAGGTACTGACTACCAGAATGTAAGCCATAGGTTTAACGATAGCCGTGGTATTGACGTATGGACTATTGGTGAGGCAACACTTCTTCCAGAAGTTGTTGACGTTTACACTGGTAATAACTTAATCAATGCTGCCGTTGGTAGCGATGGTACAACAGATGTACTTGTATCTGGTGACTCAGTTGGTGCACTAAAGAAGATTACCTTCAGTGGTGACAGTGCCGCAACTGCTACAGCGTACACAATCTCAACTCATACTGCCTATCCGTTTAGTTCTGTAACTACTGATGGTACAAACTACTACGCTACCTGCCCTCGTGCTATCCACACTGGTCCTATTGGTAGCGACTCTGATGTACTTGCATTTAAGTTTAGTAACTCTGACATAACTAATACCTTCATTAAGTACGTTAAAGGTTATGTCCTACTTGGGCTTAGACAGTCAATCTACAACATAAGCATTGTTCCTAGCGGTGCAAGCAGAACAACATCAAGTCATGGTCATAGTAGTGGAACCGATACTTTACCATTAACTTTAAAGACACACATTAATCCTAACTGGATTTGGAATGACGCAACCGCTGGTCCTAATGCTATCTACATGTCTGGCAACGCTGGTAACAACGGTGAAATCTGGCAAGTTCTATTTGATGAAGCAACAAACTCCATTGATATGCCAGGTGCAACTATGGTTGTGTCCCTACCTGATGGTGAAACTGTTAACGCAATCCATTACTACCTAGGCGTACTAGCCGTTGGTACAAGTAGAGGACTACGTATCTGTCCAATCAATGGTAATGGTCAAGTTGCTATTGGTCCATTGCTTTATGAAAACGGATACTACCCAGTAAGTGGATTCACTGAAGAGGGTAACTACATCTATGCAGCAACTAAGGCTGATAACGAAGATGCAAGCAACACTCATGCTTGTTTAATTCGTGTAGATTTATCTGCTCAGTTTGATGATGGAACCTATGCGTTTGCCCATGACCTTGAGTACCGTAGTTCTGTCAATGAAGCCTACGTAATTAGCAATAAGGCTTTGACGAGTAACGTTGCTACTCTAACAACTAACGTTGCACATGACTTCAATGTTGGCAATACAGTTACAGTCTCTGGTGTTGATGCTACGTTCAACGGAACATACACCGTTACAGCAGTTACATCTACAACATTCTCCTATGCAAAGACAGCAACCAACGTTACCTCGGTAGCGTCAAGTGGTTCAGTATCTGAGACAGCAAGTGACAGTGAAGCAACAGAAGTTTATAGTGTAAACAATCGCATTGTTATGGTTGTTGAAGAAGATGAAGGCACAAATACTGGTGAACTTCATATTGAAAGTGCAACACTTAAGCGTGACACTGGCTGGTTACAAACTGGAAAGATTCGTTACGGTACTATTGAACCTAAGTTCTTTAGATACATCAACGTCCAGTGTACCACTGGTCAAGGTGACACCATCGTTGTATCAACTATTGACAAGAACGGTTTAGAGAACTCTATCGTTACCTTGTCTGAGGGTCTAAGTAATCAAGATGTTCTTATTGTTACTCCATCTACTAAGCAAGAGTACATGGCATTTAAGTTTACGTTTAACAACGTAACCGATGACCAAGACCTGCCAGTAATGGAGGCTTACCAGATTAAGTCTACACCTGCTACTCGCCGTCAGCGTATGTACCAGTACCCACTGTCATGCTATGACAATGAGATGGACAAGTTCAGTGCTGTCTTTGGCTACACAGGTCGTGCAATGGAATACATCCAACGTATTGAAGCCATTGAAGAGACAGGCAAGTTTGTTAACGTAACTGACTACCGCACTGGTGAGCAGTATCAAGGTGTAATTGAAGAGGTTCGTTTCACTAACGAATCTTCCCCAGATAAGAACAACAACGGCTTCGGTGGCTTGTTGTTAGTAACAGTTAGGAAACTATAAATGAGTAAGAAGCAAATCAAAGACATCTCAGGTCGCATGGTGGCTGTAGTTATTGCATCCGTTATGGGTACCCTTGGTGCTGGTGCACTACTTGGTATTGATACTTGGAAGTCTGCTGCACTAGCAGCAATCATGGGTGTTGCAGTTGTATCAGAATCCCTAGCCCGTGGTTACCTCGGTGATGGCAAACTTGATGACAAAGAAATAAACGACTCATTTGCTAAGGCTAACGAGAAGAAGTCTAAGTAGTAATTGAAAAGGAAACTCCGCTTAGGGATTGTTTCTTTTATTGTAGGTTCGTTAATGCTGACATCACCAGCAGATGCGAACGTGGTGTGTAACACATACACATACACTGGTGATGATGACTCTGCTTTTGCAGCCAATCTACCATTCACTCTCTCACTAGGTAGCACGGAATACAGCAATGTATTCGTGTCAACTAACGGTACATTAACCTTCGGTCAACCTGACGGTGCGTACTGGGACTATCCACAAACCCCATCAGTATCTGTTGCAGGGTATGACTGGGTTAGTTTCGGTGAGGGTGCATACCTGTCGTTTGGTTCTACCGAGAATACGTTTTGTGCTGAGTGGTCTGTAAGACCATTCCCACAATCAACTGGTGAACTAACACAGATTAGATTAGTCATCAACCGCAGTGCTGATGGTGGTTGGCACGGTGAAGTGGTCACCTTTGGGTGGACACCAGCCAACTTAAGACGTGGCATTAGGTTTGAACAGGGTCAACCTGTTGTACCTATAGCAGCAGCGTTTGATGTTAATGGTGGTGTACCTGTAGAGGTACTACCTGCTCCAGTACCATCATCGTTTACTGAACCGCCTGTCGTACCAACGCCAGAACCTACGCAGACTGTAGAACCTGAGCCAGTCCCAAGTATTGAACCAACTCTGGACCCAGAGCCAACGCCAATACCTGAGCCTACTCAAAGTGAATCACCATCTCCAGAGCCTACTACAGAACCAGCCCCCGTTGTAATTGTCGCTGAACCTACACCGTCCCCTTCCCAGGAAAGTGTCGTGCCAGTACCTGAGCCAGAGCCAACCCTAACGGTTGAGCCTGACCCTTCCCCCACTCCTACAGAAACTCCAACCCCTGAAATAGTCCCCGAAGAAACCCCAGAACCACAGCCTACAATAGCGATTGCTGCCCCTGTAAGCCCCGTAGAGGAGTTTCTAGCCCAGGTTGATATAGAACTACCAACCTACCTAGAATCTGTTCCTGGAGCCGTACAGATTGCTGCCGCAGCGGAGGCAATTATGGCTATCGGAAGTGACATGACACCTGAAGAGAGAGAAGAATCTCAAGGTGTCGTAGTGGCTGCAGTTATCGTAGGTCAGTTAGCCCAAGTCAGGAGACTTAAGTAGTTGTTTAAACGGCTAAAGAAATATTTAAAAGAAATTACGGCTGAGACATACACCTTGGTCGGACTCGGCATTGCTTACTTTACGTTAGACGGCAGCGCTAAGAAGGTTACAGGAGTGCTAATCATAGTTGGCTTTATTCTGTGGCTCATAACTATCCCCCTAAGAGAAGAGGATGAAGACTAATGGCTTCACCAATGCAAGATAAAAAGTACAAGGTCACGACACCCTTCGGAGTTGCAGGGAAACGCTGGTCCTCTGGTCGCCACGAAGGAGTGGACTACGCTGCACCAGTAGGTGCCATTGTTGTCGCACCATGCGATGGCAAGGTAGTTCTAGTTGGTCAGGTATGGGGTGCTGCTTTCGGACAGCACTCAGTCCTTCTAAAGGTTGAAGGTGGACACCTTCTTTTTGCTCACCTATCCTCTTACAAAGTCAAGGTCGGACAGAATCTTAAGGCTGGAGACTTCATCGGTAAGGTTGGTAAAGAAGGAAACGTCACAGGTCCTCACTTACACATGGAACTACAGGCAGGACCACGCTGGAAAAAGGGTGGCGGTCTAGACCCTAAGGCTATCATCGGTGGAGCCGAGAAACCAGCAACACCAGAGGCTTAATTGCTTCACAAGATAGTAGCGATATCTCTAAGCACTGCTCTTGTTCTTGTGTTGTCCTCATCACAGGTTGATGCAAGTGCAAGTAAGTTAAAGAAAGACGAGAGCACGGTATCACTACGCACCAATAAGTGGACTGACGTTCCATTTAGTGGTGGGGATTCCTTCACCGTAAACGGTGAGAGAACCCTATGGGTTTCACAGTTGCACATGCAGTGCCAGAAGAAACCACGTTACGTCAAGATGCGACTGGCTCGTCATCTACCCGATGGTAAGTTGGACACAACTGGTACTACAACCTATGCATACCCAAAAGGTATAAAGGTGTGGAACGGTACGTTGCTCTGGGAAACCAAGAGTATCTACCCTATGACTGTCCAATATAAAATCATGGGTGGCAGTGGATGTACCTCATCCAACCGCCAGTTCAAGTGGTGGCAACCTGGTGAACCCTTCCCAGAAGAAGTCCCCACGGACGTAACACAATAAAGAAAACCCCCCAAGGAGCAATCCAAGGGGGGCTTTTTTTATTTGTGCTGGCAGTAGCAACCAATATAATTACACTTGGCATGTAGCATTGTAGATACCTGCTTCATGTTTATCTTGCTTGCATCTCCTGCATCACGGCAGTTCTTGCATATCATCTGTTACCTCCTCGTTATCTTCATCCTTGAATGGTGCAAAGCCACCAAGTTTCCTGACTATCTTGTTCAGTGCACGGTTAGCAGCCATAGCCGTAGCCTTAGGCGATGGTCGCTCACTGTTAGTATCCTCATGCAACTGTGTTGAGTCTACATCTTGAGCATAGAACAAGAAAACAAGGTTCTGTTCCACCTCATCTAGTTGCTCAAATGCACGGCGGATGTCAGCACCATAAGCCATCCAGTCACCAGACTCTGATGGAGCCTTGGTGCTACGACCCATGTTAGTCATTGCTGTTTCTAGTTTCTCCCAGTTGTCCGTAAGGACACCAGGAATAAGCATCTTAACAAAGTCTTTGCTGTACCAGAAGTTATCCATTGCATTGTAGCCCTCGGCTACTGCCTTCTCCTTGACACAGTAGTCAAGAGCAGCGTTGCGTAGGGACTTAGCAATCAACTTGTCGCAAGACTTCTGGTCTTGCTCAGCCTTCCACCTAGCAATGTTGTTAGGGTGTTGGGCAAACCATAGCCATAGTTCCTGCTCAATGTCAGCACGTTCCACCATGTTGTACTTGTTACGGTACTCACTGGCAATCTGTTGCACCATGTCATAGTATTCTGTGACTTGTTCTTCTTGTAGTCTGCGGATACGCATGGCATCTTCTACTTGGTTACACACTATTTACCCCACACCTTTCCATCAACAACAAACGTGCCGTCCTTGTGGATAGGTATAAGTTTAGGTGTAACCTTTTGTCCGTCAATGTAAAGCACACCGATAGCCTGTTGCCAGTTGGCAATGCCACCCTTTAGGTAAGATGCTTTCTTCTGGTCCATTAGGTTGCCTACTTCAAGTCCCCAAATGGTACGGGTAGACACACCTGATACAGATTCGGTGTAGTGCAGTAGTCCTGCTCTATGTGTATGACCACATACTACGGACATACCAGTCTTCTTAGCCAAACCAAGGGCTGTCTGCCCACCAGTTTGATTCACAGAACCTTCATCGCCATGCAAGAGTAACCACTTAGGTGCCACTTCCCACGGCTTGCTGTGGTAGGTGATACCTAGTTCTTTTAGGCGGAGGAAGTTCTCTAACTCAAACTCAGGGGCACCCATCAAACCTGGTGCACGCTTCATAATGGTGTTGTATAAACGGTCAGTGTGGTTACTACGTGTCATGTGTGTAACCTGCAGGTCTTCTAGAACCTGCACAGTTGCATCACGGTCACGACCAATGCTACGTTCATACTCCATTGGTGTGCCCATAGACCAGCGACTGATAGTTTGCATGTCCATCTCATCACCAACGGATACCACATCATCAGGCTTGAAAGCCTTGATGAACTTGGCTACGTTAGCAACTGCTCGCTTGTCATGGTAGGGAACTTGCAGGTCACTAACAATTACTTTAACCTTCATGGTTAATCCTTTGGTTTGGGGAAAGTGCCATCAAGAATCATCATACCGATAACTCCGTAGTTGGCAATATCCACGAACGTATCCCTCAGCGATTCGTTCTCAGGCTTAGCACCTGACTGAATAAGGTTTACTAACCGTGACATCTTGTCATATAGCCGTACCTGTAGCCCATTAAGTGGTCCACCTGGTGCGTTCTGTATGTTGTTAGGACCATAGTCATTCTGTTTCTTGATTAAGATGTCAGATAATTCTTCATAGATATCCCATGAATCCTGCTCAAAATCTGTTGGATACATGTCATCCCATGCGGTGAAGGTAACACATGCTTCGCATATGCAGTCATCATCTACCTCAAAGGCATCCTTGTTATCTCCAATGCCAAGGTCTCCCCTGACTCGGTTAAGCCAACCTTGGAAATCAGCAAGCCCATTTCCGAAAGCCTCCCAATCAGAAAGGTTATCTCTTCTTGAGTGAACATAGTCATCCCATTCATCCTTCATGTGGCTCATGCTGATACCTTGCTCCTTAGATAGTCGTACCCTTGTGATAGGTACATTGAATTAACATCTTCACCGTCTGGCATCTGTAGTGTTACTACTGACGAGAGTTCTTTTGCGAGGTTCTTTGCGAAGTCCGACCCTGGTTGGTCACCGTCAGCAAAAACATAGACCGTCTCAAAGTCTTGGAGGATGCGTGAGTAATGTTTCTTCCACGAGTTCGCACCAGGTACACCCACAGCAGGGATGCCACACTTATAGTGCAAAGTAATCGCATCAATCTCACCTTCACATACCGCAATGTAATCTCCTGCTGATTGTAGTGCTGTTACGTTGTATAAACGGGTAGAAGTCCCTGGTAAACCCATGTATTTGGGTTCGCTGTTGTCCATGCTACGGAACCTAATGTCAACCACACCTGTTGGTGTGATGTACGGGATAACCAAGCGACCAATGTATGCCTCGTGACTAGGTAGAGGTTCTGCGACTACTCCGAGGTGGGCTGTAGCCCCGTCTTCTAGAGATAATCCCCTCTTTGCTAGGTACCCTTCTGCCAGATGAATGTTTGCCTTGTATGTTGCTGTGGCTTTCGCCAGTGATTGTTTCTGCGATTGTGATAGCCTCACGAAATCCCACTCCTTCTTTCTCCATAATAATTTTATAAGTATCACCCTTGACTCCGCAAGCATGACACACGAATATGTTTTCTGTTGTGTTGACACTAGCAGATGCAGTGCCATCCTCGTGAATCGGACATCTAATCTTTTGCCAGCCCCATGTTTCACGTATGTTTGTTGCACCGTAGTGTTCAAGCACAGGTTGAATGCTGTGCTTATCCATTATCTATCCGCCAACCATACTGTTACTATTGCAAATACTAGTATTATGGAAAATACTCCACCAAATGTTTGTATTATTTCTAGCATTAGTATCCTGCTTCCTCCAGTAGTTTAAACCACTCAGACACTGGCATAGTAGCGTACCACTTGCCAACATCTAAGGTGCCTGTCTTCTTGTGTATGACAACGCCTGTCTCAGCCTTGTCGTTAGCCATCTCAACTTCTAACTCTTTCAACCACATAGATAACTTCATCTCCTTGTGGTTCTTTACCTCTATAACAACAGCAGGTAAGCCAGCAATGTCACCACGGTCATTGACCCCATTAAGCGCACGTCTTTCCACATGTTTACGTCCCTTGCTTATCAGCCAATTAACTACGGCAGTCTCAGCAGACGTACCCTTTATCTTGCTCTTATTCATATCTGATTCCGTCCGCTATCATAGAGAACTGTAGTTGTTCTGCGACCCACTCTAGTGCACTGCACGCCTCATGTAAGTCTTGCTCACAGAAGTCATCACCGATATCACGGATGACCCTGATGATTTCATAGAAGGACACGTACTGCTCACCGTCATAGAACACACGGGATATGTGTCTGCCTTCCACCTAGTAATCATCTCTGTCCATATATAAAAGTAATGCAAGTACTGCTATAAGTCCAAGGACTATCAACCATTCCATTAGTCAGCCCTCTCATAAACATGTACATCCCATAGTAAAGATACATCAAGCGCACGCTTCTCGGGATAGACCTGTTTACCCATACTCCAAGCGTACCAACCAGGTGCCCAACCTGTAATCTCTACAATCCCAAGCGTGTCTGCTCCCATGTAAGCCTGAAATATATCGCACTGTTGTTCAGATTCTTTTACTGGCATAGGGTTTTTCTTGTCTCTTACCCTGCGAACTTCAATGTTTCTACCAACATCTGGTGCTAGTGATGCTTGCTTGTGTTCAGATGGTAGCCAGTATGCACCATTCCAAGATTGGTTAAGATGTAAACTTACTGCTAACTCACAAGCACACGCTGCTATGTTAGCGGTCAAGTCATCTTGTAACACATCATGGTTCATATAGTCTGGCTTGTCCCTTACCTTGGCACCAGCGTTAAGAGATGTACGTTTCTCTCCAGCATCCTGTGCCCACCTTAGTTGCCATGGTGTTAGTTGAACAATCATCTCTGTTCTTCTAGGTCTGCAATGAACATATATTCTGGCAGGAATTGCAACCACACTGGGCTATTACCCGAAGGGTCAGCCTTACCATAACGGTTCTTGACACTGGCAACACCAAGCATTCCGTCTTGTTGTCCCACCGTAAGAATGAGGGCTGGTAGTTGGTTAACCATTCCTTGGACTGCTGACCTAGGCTGACATGGCGTACCAGAATATCCTTCTTTAGTGTGATGCAGTACCACAACAGCGGCGTTCGTATCACGTGCCAGATACTTAAGTTCCTTAAGCGCACTACGCATCGCACCAAATTCCTCGCCACCGTCCATGTTAATGTCCATTAAGTTATCAACAACAATTAGTGCAGGGCTTTCGCCAAGCGTTTCTTCTAGTGCAGTTACCTCATCATCCAAGTCGTTTAAACTAGGTGATGAATCAAATGACCAGTAGATGTGCTTGGCTTGCGCCAACTTCTGCTTGGCTAGGTCAGGTTGCTCGGAGATAATCCTCTCTGCATCTGTCTGTGATACGCCCTCAATCATGGAATACAAACGCATTGCCATGGTGTGAGCATTGGTATCTGCTGACACGTACAGTGTTGGTGCTTGCATACGCAGGGCTAGTGCTAGGGCAAGCGTTGACTTACCAGCACCAGGTGTACCTGCGATTAGTGATACTTCCGAACGTCTAAAGATAATCTTGTTCTCTTCAAACGTGCGAAAGACTGACGGCATTGGTTCTCCACCAATGTCAGAACGTCCTACCGAACGGCTTAATGTTTTCATTGTTCCTCCTTGTTAAGCGTGGGATGCACCGACTTGCACGATGAGTAGGCTTTCGGACCTACACCCCTATCTGTACTGACTGGCTTCCCCTCCAGCAGGACAGACATTTGTTATTCAGTTATGTTTTCCTAGTAACTCGGTACTAGAAACTGTTCCACTCTGGTGTGTTGCGGTTAGCAAACGAGGCAGAGCATTGGTCAGGTGTACCCTTTGGGGTTGGGCAGAAGTATCCACGCCATTCACCCTTAGCACCGTTACCTGTGCGCTTGACCATGGTTCCATGGATGCAAGCCTTGTCACCTGCACTAGGTGCTGATGCCTGTACTGGTGGTGCCTTAGGTGCAAATGCTGGTACTTCCGCAACAACTTCCCCACCTAGGGATGCTTGGACGATAGCAACTGGGTCGGTTGCTAGTACACGTGGTGTTGATACACCAGTGAATGCTTCTTCAAGTGTGCTGATTGCATCAGGTGCACCCTGTGCTACTAGCGCATTGACGTTAGCGATTAGTTCTTCGGCACTGTCACCACGTGCTGTGACGATAGTACCCTTGCTTGTCTTTACGTTTACAACGTAGTTCTTTTCCATTACTTGTCTCCATTCTGGTATTTACAATCGTTTGTAAAGTTACACATCTTACAGTGGTCAAAGTTAGGTACGAATATACCCTCTCTCCGAGCCTTGTCAAACATTCCTACAATCTCGGAGACACGCTCACGTGTCCACTTGTCTAGGTTGATTAACTCTGAGGTTGCACCCTTGCGTGCGTCCCAATAGATACCAAACTTCGGACGGATGCCGAATGTTTCCTCCATTGACACGGCATAGATGCCTAACTGGAAGTCCGATGACGGCATACGTGCACCAGACTTGATATCTAGTACCACTAACTCACCAGTTGGTAGTTCCATCATGCGGTCAAGTGCTCCCTTGACCATGACTCCATCTAAATTTATGTTGAACATAAGTTCAATGGCAGGTACACCTTGAGGTGTGACCCATAGTTTGAGATGCTCTGACTCACGGAATTGAATCCAGTTGTTGAGCATACCCAAGCCATTGGCTTGCCACCATGTACCGTCTTCCTTATTAGGATTGGCTATGGTTGAGCGACCACCAGCACGCCACTGGGATGTGTCTTCCTGCCCCTGTACGGCACGCTGACGGGTTACATTGGCTTCCCAGTAGGTAGACCACAACTCCTCAGGCGTTGAGCCTGTGAGGGTTAATTCTTGTTGATTAGTTTTCTCCATAGCAACCACAATCACACAATCCAGTTTCTTTTCCTGCCAATAAGTCTCGGACGTAGACAACTTGGCAACCTTCACAAGTGCATCTGTCATCGTCATGCTTTGGTACATTTTCCAGTAGTTCTAAAATGTTCATCGTCCCTCACGTTCCCATAGTTGACGGTCATAGGCTTCGGTTGCTTCGTGAACAGCAACACCACCAGCCAACCACCATGTCTGACCTTCGGATACGTTCAATGCTTTCTGTAACCAATACTTATGACCACAGGAATTGTAAGTTCCTATCTGGCTATGGCTAACGTGTATGGGTAGTTCATACCCATTGACCTTAATCAATTGTCCTCTGTTTCTAATGTTCGCCTTTAAGGGCGAACCTATTATTGGTTCTGCCTTAGCAGAACACGTGTTGTTGTTGTTGTGTTGTTAAGTTATAGCCCATGTTTGGTGGTTGTCAAATCGTAAACGGCGTGTCGTGGGAGCAGTGATGAAACATGGAGGTGAAAAAATCACCGCTCAACCACGACAGCCATACTTATTTTCCCATAAGAATTACCTTATGTCAAACAAGTCTCCTTGTATTTCGTCAGTATCTGCGAACACTTTGGTAGGTGCAAGCAGTTTAAATACTTTGGCTATGTCACCCTGCTTGAGAGCACGGATGTTACCTCGTCCCTCGTAGTCCTTGGTAGCCATAGTCTCTGACTCATACGCACCGAATAGAAACTGTCCGACACCTTGATAGTTCACACCTACCACGTAGAGTTCACGGTCACGGCGCATGTCATCTATCATCTTCCAGATAATCTCTGCTAGATACACCACGTCATGGTGTTCCTGCTCAAGGACATCAGCGATAGCCTCTAGTTCTTTCTTACGTGTCCTCATTGTTTCTCTGCTAGGTATACAAGCAACAGGATGAATGCGAACATCAACCAGTCAAGCACTTCACTAATCATTAGGTTGCCCTGCTAGTAGTTCTTCCTCTAATAGTGCACCTTGCATGGTGAATAGCAAGCGTTCAAATGTCTTGCGGTGCATAAAGAAATGCGTGTTGCCTAGGAATACAGATGCGTGGTCAGGTTCAACCTCAACGTGTATCTCTTCGTATACGTCATTCTCTTTCTCAACTGTACTAATTACCATTACTTCTTAGTCCAATCATTCTCTGGTAGATTTAATCTAATGTTTAGTTTGTTGCGGATAACACGTCTCTCATACGGTGTAGTGCCACCCCAGAAACCATACTTCTCGTGCTTAATAGCGTAGTCTGCACACTCAACCAAGATGTTACAGTTGGAACAAAACTCTTTTAAGTCTGCTACCTCCTGCGCTGTGGTCTTGTTGTCATAGTCCTGATAGAACACATCCACACCCATGCGTGCACAGTTCTGTGTGCCGTCATACTTGGGATACTTTATTTCATTCCTCATCTAAGTCCACCTCTATCTCCTCTGAATCCGTACAGCCGTGCTCATTACAAGTCCAATAGTGGTAACCGTCACGGGTATCTTGCCACACCCAGTCGCAGTGCATTGTCTCACTCATTGTCTGGTCTCCCCTCGCAAGCGTGCCAAGGGTCATTCAATCCACACCGCTTACATACATACACATCCTGTGTGTATACGGTGTGTAGTTCATCATCATCTAATTCATACGGTGACATCTGGTCTAGCCTCCTCAAGTACGTCCTGTGCATACCGCAACATAGCGTGTATCTCATCATCTGTACTTATGTAGTCAAGGATTGAGAGTTTAAGTATCGCATCACCTAGTTCATCCTTAAATTCATAGAATGTAACCGTGCTCTTATGAAAGTCCACGATAGGTATGTACCCATACTCTGTGTCTGTTGCGTTGTTGATACTGAATCCGAAACCGCTATCTCTATCCCAACTATCACCTATTAGTTGAGACATAAGGATTCTATTGGCATAGTCAGGGGCTTTAGACCTGATACCTGCTTTCCAGATAGCACTCTTGAGGTCATTGTGCCACGTGTCACCGCCCCAATGAGAGTACAGGTACAACACGTCACCGCCCTCATCTACTACACCGAAACTAAACCTGTCACCCATTGTTCATACCTCCTCTGATTACAATGTATTCGTCATACGTTTCGTCGCTTGCCATACGTACCATTAGTTCATCTAGTCGTGCGAACACGTCTTGCTCTCGCTTGAATAGTTTCATTACATTTCCTCCATACTATTTTCTTTAAGGATAACGGCTAACGCATCCTCCATTACTAAGTAAATCTCTTTATGTACAGCGTAGTCAGGGTCATCAGGGTAAATCCATTCCTGATGTTCGCTGTCATAAAAAAGCCTGTCATTTAAATCTTGCACCGTATCAACATCAACCTCCCATTGTTCGGTAGATGAATCATACATAACTACGTATTGGTATTGCGCCATTATTTTTCCTCCTGTTTAACGTCACACCCATACAGGGCGTGACTTTCCAATGTATTCCAACACTTAACGCATAGTTCTTTTATCATTATGCCCATACCTCTTTACCGTACACGGCTAGTTGAATGATGATGTCACCAACACACCCGTCCCACCTCTCGGTGTCTAGGTCAATAGCCCCACCGCAAGGGACGTGGCTGTAACCCTCGGTCATAGCGAATTGGAAAGCCTTAACTAAATCGTCAATAGTTAATCGTTTAGTTAGCCACTTGTCCTGATTCCACCCCTCTTCTGTATCCTTCTCGTCCACATACTTAACCTCTGCCACACCTGGCGTGTCCCAATCACCCTCAATAAAGTCAAGGGACATAAACCAGTTACGGGCTACGGGGTCATTCTCAAATCCGCTACCCCAAATCCCTGTCCATAAAGATTCATCTTTAATTTCATAGGTAGTAGTGGTGGTTAGTACCTCATCTTTAGTTACCGTTGTAATCGTTGCCATTAGTTCACCTCGTTTCCATAGAATTCCATTTGTTCATCATTCAATTCGGTGTCCTCTACCTCACCGATAAAGAACATAAACTCTCCCTCATTAAAGTTATCCCATTGGTGGTCATTTAACTTGTAAAGTTCTTGTAGCGTAGCCTCGTCACAGACTATGGTTACTTGCTTGCCTACTAGCGGTGTCTTAGTCATTGTGTTACCTCCGTTGGTGTAGTTGTCCACCACACACCGTCCCAGGATAAGGACGTTTCAACTGTGGCAAGTTCATCTACTAATTGGTTAATCATTTTCTCTGCTTGTTCCTCATTGTCTGCCTCTATCTCTAGGACATCAAGGGAAATTGTTGCTATGTATTTCATTGTGGTTACCTCCATAACCTAGTCATTCACTAGCACGTAGTGCTTTTCAATTAGGTGTTCACGGAATCTCCGCTTAGCCTCTGTCTTGTTGTAGCCGTAGTAAGTTGTATGTTCTAGCCATACGCCCCACCCTGCCGTGTCTCGTACCATTGCGCTTAGTTCTAACGCCCCATTGTGGGGTAGTCTGCGTACTGTAATCATTTGAAACCTCCATAGTTTCTGTCGTTGTTCTTAGTTAATCGGTGTCCCTGACAGGTGTCAAGGCTATTGAAAAGTCTTTACTAAATCTTTACTATTCCGTTATCAGTTCGTTATCAAGGCGAACATAAGCACGATAACCCCTGCACTTGCCACTAGGCAGGTCAGGGCGATTAAGTTGCTACCTAACCGCCGTGCCCTAGGTGTCCAGTTCCAGTTGCTCACGGTGTCACCTCCACCCTAAAATCCTCTACCGTTGCCGTGCCGTGCCCGTGTAGGGGCGTTACTACATAGCGCACCCGTCCATAGGCTAACTTTACGTCCATAATCCTGACGGCTACCCGTAGCCCGTTAGTCTCTAGTAATCCCTCACGCCCTAGTGGGTGTGCTAGTTCCTTGATGCTCATACCTTCACCTCTCCCGTGCATTCGGCACACTTGCGGTACGAATTGCCACAAGATAGCGAGGATTCTAACGGTTCGGCACAACACCCGTACAGGGCGTGACTTGCCACCGTGTTCCAACACTTAACGCATAGTTCTCTAATCATTATTCTCCCTCGCAATCGTGCCCGTAGTAGTATTCCTCCGCTTGTGCCTCGTCCACTAGGTCAAACACCCTTGGACATTCATCACACTTTACCGTCATTGTCTTAATCATTGCTTTACCTCCATTAGTTTCTTTCTGGCTAGTTAGCCAAGCCCTACCCCGTACCCGTAAGCACGGGGGAGAGCCAAGCCCCCTAGATTAGTTGTGAAAGTAGAACCCGTCACTTTCCCACACGTCCCCACCTAGTTCTAGGTCACGCCCAAACTTTTCGTAGTCAAAGTAGAACCGTAGTTCCCCTAGCATTCCCTCTACGTCAATCACTCCGATTTCCTCCATTTGTTCGCCTAGCCATTGGTGGGCGTTAAAGCCCTCCACCTCGCCTATGTAAGTCTCTACGGCGGTGTCTATCCATTCGGCTATGTCGTCCCACTCTAGGGACAAGTTGCCCCAGTAGGCAAGAATTGCACGGACAGGGATTCCGTAATCCTTGGCGTAACTTTCTGCCTCGTCTAGTTGAGTGATTGCTGTCATCTCTAGATTTGTTGCCATTGTCTTACCTCCATTGTTGCTGACCTCGTCAGGCACCGCCTTACGGTGCGACCCCTTGCGGGGTTTCGGTCTATTCCTGTACCGCTAGGATTTCTTTAATCATTGTATCGGTTAGCCCGAACTTTTCCGCCAATTCCTCAACGGCAATTTCTGCCACCTTGTCGGGTAGTCCTGTCTGTCCAATCCAACGGGTCAATCCCTCAATTACGAAATCAATCTTTCGCATCTCTAGGATGTCACCTGTCATTGTGTGTATTCCTGAACTTGTATTCATTGTCTTGTCTCCGTTTCTGTCGGGGCTTATCCCTGACAAGAACAAGTAGACCAGAAAAGAAAAGGGGTCGCAACCACTTTGGCAAAAAAAGTTTGGATTCCCTTGCAGGACTAGGGAAAATAATTTCATAGGTTGGGCGTGTCGGGCGTGTCGTACCCCAATGTTTCACGTGAAACCGTGCGCCGAATTGGGAGTCCCCCCTATTTGTTCACCGTTTAAATCCCTCCCCCTCCCTCCCTTTTGTCCCCTCCCCCCTCCCCCCCTGACGTTATTAGTTGAACCTTCAACCAATTTAATTTAACATTCAACTACCTATGACCTGTGGATAGTGAATCTGTACCACCACTATGTATAATGACTACAACCAAATATTTTTTCCAGTATTTACGTTATTGGTGCACAATTAAAACCCATTGGATAAAGGACTTTAAAAATAGTTTATAACAATTTGGTAACGAAACGTTACAGTCACTTTGTAACAGGGTTAGTATATATGTAGGATAAAATAATTACACGTGTGCGCTTCAGCGCACGCTACTGGCGAGCCCTTGTTGGCTCGCCTATTGTAACAAAAGCAGCCCTTTGGGGGCTGCTAACGTGAGCGCCTTCGGCGCTCTTATATAGGTTCTTTTTATATGTTTTTATTTAGACATAATTTAGAGCCAATGCTTAAGACAGGATAACTTCATATGGCAGCCAAAGGTGGTGCAGAGCACCATAACGTTGTACGCCTTCGTGAAGACAAGGCTAAAGTCTTAGCCAGTGTAGAAACTGGCATTGAGGTCAGAGTAGCCATATCCATGGCTGGTCGTAAGCCCGATGTTCTAAAGAAGTGGCTCACAGACCCTGTGTTTGCCAAAGACCTAGAGATAGCCCGAACCAAGGGTTCAGACCTAATGAAGGTCACCCTAGGTAGCGACAAGGGCAAGAACATTGACTTCGCCACTTTCTCTAAAGAGTTCTTAGGTAACGAAGTATTCCCCCATCAGCAGGACTGGATTGACGTGCTGGAGGGAAGGGAGCCTACTTGGCTCCATCCAGCCATGTCCTATGAAAAGGGCAACAAGAATCGTATCTTAATTAATGTGCCGCCTGAGCACGCCAAATCCACAGTAATCACCGTAGGCTATAGCACCTACCGCATTGCCATGGATTCTAACGTGCGTATCATTGTGGTGTCCAAGACTTTAAATAAAGCCCGTGAGTTCGTTTACTCCATTAAGCAGCGCCTATCCCATCCACGCTACGCTAAGTTACAGCAGGTCTATGGACCTTCTGGTGGTTGGAAAGAAGACTCAGATACCTGGAAGACCGACACAGTTTACCTAGGTCAAGAAGCCCGTGACTCATCCGAAAAGGACCCTACGCTTCAGGCGCTAGGTATTGGTGGTCAGATTTACGGTGCCCGTGCTGACCTGATTATCCTAGATGACGTTATCACTACTGCCAATGCCCACGAGTGGGAGAAGCAGTTAGAGTGGCTTCAGAAGGAAGTAATCACCCGTCTAGGTAAGAACGGTAAGTTACTTATCGTAGGCACCCGTATCGGGGCTGTAGATTTATACCGAGAACTTCGTAACCCAGAGCATTGGTCTGGTGGTGTTAGCCCGTTTACACGGCTTGCCATGCCAGCGGCTTTAGAGGTACACGATGACCCAGATAAGTGGGTTACCCTCTGGGAGCGTTCAGACCGTCCATGGGACGGCGATGATGACGCTGTACCAGATGAGGATGGTTACTACCAGAAATGGGATGGACCAGCACTCTTTGCAAGACGTAGCGAGGTAACTGCCTCAACATGGGCTTTAGTTTACCAGCAACAGGACATAGACGATGACGCAATTTTTAATCCAACGGTTGTTAACGCCTGTGTTAATCGTATGCGTAAACCTGGTCCTCTCCGTATGGGAGCGGCTGGACATCCACGAGACGGACAATGGGTCACGCTAATTGGCATGGACCCTGCTATGGCAGGAAAGACTGCGTTCGTAGCCTATGCTGTAGACCGTCAGTCTGGTAAGCGTCTAGTCCTAGATGCCTACAATATGTCAGACCCTACCCCTGGCAAGATTCGTGCCATCATTGAAGACTGGATTAACACCTACAAGCCAGTAGAACTGCGTATTGAAATCAACGCCCACCAGAAGATGTACGAGGTGGACGAAGAGTTCCGCCAGTATCTGGCTAATAAGGGTGTTAGATTCTCTAGCCACTTCACTGGCAAGAACAAGTGGGACACCGACTTCGGTGTGGCTGCTATGCAAGGCTTGTTTGGTACCATGGGTGGTGCTAAGCACAACCGAGATAATCTCATTGAACTACCAGACCCTCAGTACCACGAGGGTATCAAGGCTCTAATCAATCAGTTGATTACTTGGAAGCCTGGAACTCGTAACCCTACAGACGTTGTTATGGCTCTGTGGTTCTGCGAGATTAAAGCCAAGGAAATGATTCAGCACTCTGGGAATCAAATCTGGCACGCAACAAGTCGTTTCGTTACTCAACGCCAGATGGCAAAGCAAGCGGTTGTCAATCTTGATGATTTGGCAATGGAACAACATACACTTTATCTTTAAGGATATTCATGGCACTCTCAATGGAACAGGTCGCTGACAAGGTACTTTACCTACGTCAGCGGTACTCAGTCCGTGACCAACGCATGGCTGATATCACAGCCGTACGCCGTGGTGACATGGTATCGGTATACCCAGACATGTTCCCTGAGGGCATGACTAAGCCAATGATTGCCAACTTCGTTGACGTTGTTGCCCGTGACTTGGCTGAAGTTCTAGCACCACTGCCATCCTTTAACTGCCAAACACCTGACGTAAACAGTGACCGTGCCAAGAAGAACGCTGACTTGCGTTCCATGGTTGTCAATAACTACGTTGAATTTTCTGGGTTACAAACCCAGATGTATACAGGCGCAGACTGGTATAATACTTATGCCTTCCTGCCGTTTGTTGTAGAGCCTGATTTTGAGGCTCGTATGCCACGCATTCGTGTAGAAAACCCATTGGGTGCTTACCCAGAATATGACCGCTACGGACGATGTGTTTCATATAGCAAGCGTTACCTCAAGTCCATGGGAGAACTACTTGTAGAGTTCCCAGAGTACGAACGTCAAATCCTGGGTGGCGAAGACCGCCGCAACCATGACCTTAGTACTTTACTTGACTTGATTCGTTATGAAGATAACGACCAGGTAATCCTGTTCCTTCCTCAGCGAGGTAACTTACCACTACGCAAGGCACGCAACCCACTAGGAAAAATTAGTGTCCGCATTGCCAAGCGTCCAGGTATTGATACCGAAGACCCACGTGGTCAGTTTGATGATGTAATCTGGGCACAGATTGCTCGTGCACGTTTTAGCCTTCTAGCCATGGATGCTGCTGAGAAATCAGTTAATGCGCCAATGGTTGTTCCACAGGATATGCAAGAGTTTGCATTTGGTCCTGATGCAGTCATGCGTACTGCAAACCCACAGGGTGTACGCCGTGTTGGTTTAGAGATTCCACCTGGTGCTTTCCAAGAACAAGCCATCCTTGAACAAGAAATGCGTATGGGTGCTCGTTACCCAGAAGGTCGCTCAGGTAGCGTCAACGCATCCGTAATTACGGGTTCTGGTGTTCAGGCACTTCTTGGTGGTTTTGATTCCCAAATCAAGGCTGGTCAGCAAATCCTTGCAGAAACATTGCAGGATGTCATGGCACTAGCCATGGAGATGGACGAGAAGTTATTCCCTGGCGAGAAGTCAACACAGATGACTTACAATGGTGCTCCGTACATTTTGAAGTACAGCCCAGAAAAAGACATCAAGAAAGACTACAGCGTAAACGTACGCTACGGTCTGATGTCAGGTCTTGACCCATCTCGTGCCCTTATCTTCAGCCTACAGGCTTTACAGGCAGACCTAATCTCACAAGAGTTCGTCATGCAGGAACTACCTTGGAACGTAAACGTATCCAAGGAGATTGAACGCATTGACATTGAAAAAATGCGTAGTGCATTAATGGGGGCACTAAGCGCAACATCGCAAGCAATCCCACAGATGGCTGCTCAGGGTCAAGACCCTTCAGACATTGTTATGAAAATTGCTCAGACGATTGAAAACCGCCGTGGTGGTAAGAGCGTAGAAGATTCTGTAATGGAGGCTTTCAAAGCCCCAGAACCAGAGCCAACACCTCAACAACCACCAGCACCAGAGATTCCAGGAATCCCAGGCGCACTAACCCCATCACAGTCTGCTCCAGGTGTGGAGGCTCCAGTTGAAGCACAGGCATCCGCAACTATGGGTGGTGCTCCTGTAGAAGCCCAGCCTGGAGCAACCCCTCCTCCAGCGAACATTCAGGAAATCTTAGCCAGACTAGGTGGATAATGACAACAATCATTGCCATCAAGAAACGCAAAGGATTTACTTTTGCCGCTGATGCACAAGTAACTGACACTGAACGACCATACATGCACAACAGCATGAAGAAGGTTGTTGAAGTTGGTGACTATGTTATGGCTGGTGCAGGTAACTCACGATGCTGTGACGTTATCTTATACGGCTGGGAACCACCGTACTATGACGGAACAGAACACTATTCCTTTATGGTGTCAAAGTTTATTCCAGAGATGCGTAAGCAGCATGAAGATGCTGGTGTTACTTTAAAAGAAGATGAAGACTTTGTTTTCCTAGTTGGTTTTAACGGGAGAATATTTCACATTGCTGGTAATTATGCAGTACTAGAAACCAATACTGGTTTGTACGGCATAGGAACTGGTGCGGCATATGCACTCGGTGCTCTTGCTCAAGGTGCAACCATTGCAGAAGCAATGAACATCGCTAAGAAATTTGATATTAATACTGGTGGAAAAATCCAGATAGTTGAAAGAGGATAATCATGGCAAGAGGCGGATATCGTAAGCCAGCCAATCCTGCTCCAGTATCGGGTCCAGGTAAACTTTCTCGCCGCACTGACGGCGGACCAACACAAGGCATGAAAGACATGGCAGCAAACGGAGTCTACGGTGAGCGTAAGGCTCTAGCCGAGATGCAGAGTTCAGCACCTATGCAAGGAAACCCAACTCCTTCTATGCCATCACCACAAGTTTCTGCTGCTCCTGCAGCACCACAACCTATGACTGGATTGTTTGACCCAACTCAACGACCAGAAGAACCAATTACTGCAGGTATGCCTTTTGGTGCTGGTAGCAACTACCCAACTGCAATGCCAGTTCAGATTGATGACACTGCGGCACAAATTCGTGCAGCCTATGCTTTATACCCTAATGAATCTCTTCGTGTACTTCTTAATGCCCTAGAGAACGAAGGTCGCTAGTGGCTAAAAAGAAGAGTCTTTTTCAGCCGAAGGGAACTCTGTTCACCTACGAGGACTGGAAGCCAAGTGGTAACAATCCTTTTGAGACAAGACAATACTCTCAAGATGAATTAGTTAATGAGTACAAAAAGATTTACTCGCAGACTGACTTGCCAGTTATCTTGTCACGATACGCAGACAGTTTTCCTCAGAACCCAGACATTGCTCTAAGCCTTGCTAAGAGTGGGACATCTGGCGATGCAACAGGTGCAGCAGCACGTCTTCAGACAATCCTTAATGAGTCCATGGCTGATAAAGCATGGGAAGGTACTGGCGGTCAAGTTAATAACATTGACTACAACGAATACCTAAAGGGTTTAAACAAAGACGAATCACGTACATTCTTGACACCTTTGTTTTCAGGCTACGAGGCTTCAACCAACGTCTTTCGTCAGATTGATGGTTACCTAAACAAAACCGAAGGCTCAGTTGATAACCCATCAAACATTGTAGTTGGTGGAGAAGATGCAAGTGACTTTACCCGTATCTACAAGAACACCACTCTGTATCAAAATACAGTTGAAGGTTTAGGTATTGGTACTGGATTTATTCCAAGCGGTGAAGCATACCAAGCCAAGGAAGCATTATCCTCACGTGTAGCACGTATTCGTTCAGCAAAGACTGGACAAGAATACTTTTACACCCCTGGTCGTGCTGCAGTTTCTGCACTAACAACTCTTGACCCAGAAGACCACCAATACAAAATCATCTCTGGAATTATTGACGGAGTTCTTGCCTTTAAAATTGACCCAAGCGTCATTGGTGGTAAAGCAGCAGCATTCCGTAGTGCAGCAAAAGCAACTGAAAATCTACGTGGAGTAACAAGTGCCGCTGGCACTGCAAAAGCAACTGCAGATGTAGCAGAAGAAATTGCAACTTACCGTGCCAACCTTCCAAGCCGTGAGGCTCTTGAGGCTTTAGAGAATCAAAAGGTTGCAGCAGCAGAACTTGATGAAGTCTATGCAAAAATTGCAGAACAAAGAAACGTTCTTAATGATGCAATCACACAGGGAGCCGTTGCAGAACAGCCTAAGGCTGTGCAAGCCGCTATCGCACGTTCTGGTTTAACACAGTTAAACGAAACTAAAACATCGTTACTGCAAAAGATTGAAGACCAGAAGGTACTTGCTACTGGTGTAGTCCTTGACCCTGCGACTGGAACTCCAATGTCTAAGGCAGATTCACTTAAGTATCTTAAGCAGGAAATCAAGTCTGTTGATGACCAAATCAATACTGCACTTGACGGTATCTACATTACAAGATTCAAAAAAGTTCGTGATACTTTAGAACTTAAGAAGTCTGCACTACAACAGGCAACAGACAGTCTTGCACAGAAGTACAAAGAAGTTCAGGAGATTGGTACTCCAGAAGCAAAGCAACGCTTCATCATGGAAGAACGTGCTGGTTTACTTCAGGCTTCCGATGGCTATAAAGTAAATAAAGAAAAAGCCATTGAGTGGATTTTTGGAAAGAACGCAGACATTGTTCTTGAGCGTATTGCTGAGACTGAATCTGCTGCACAAATCATGCGTCTGTCAAAGAATAACTTTGACGCAGACCTTGCAAAAGAACTTGCTGCAGCAAAGACTGTAGATGATGTTGAAGTATTGTTACTTGGTCGCATTGGCGTAGATGTTAACACATCAATGCCACGTACAGCCATTGGTCGCTACGTAGTAAATTCTAATCCTAACTTCATTATGAAGCCGAAGTCTTCAGTAGAGAACCTAACAAAGTTTGGTCAGGCTCTAAAGTTCCTTGGAACTAGAATGCCAACACAAACAAGTATTAAACTTGATGACACCAATGCACTTGTTGAAGAAGTTCGCAGGTGGATGATTGCTGCTCGTTACAATGTTGATGATATTGACAAGGTCATAGACGAAATTATTGACATAGATGAACTTGACTTTGTAAATCGTCAAAGTGTAATTACTAAGATGCTTGACGATACAGTTGATGTTTACGCTGAAAAGCAAAAAATCAGTCCAAAGATTAAAGACAAATTAATGGACTTCACAACAGCCTACAGAACTGCTTCAAGTGGTGCCAAGGAATACACATCCGCAGCAATAGGTGATAAAGTAGGAAACAAAATAATTGTTGATGGTCAAAAATTTGATTTAACTGATAAGCCAACTTCAATTACTCAACTTGCTACCGAAATTTCTTTGCCGAATGTCTATGCAGTTCGTGAACTAACTGGAATCATGGCACGTGCAACACGTTCTATTGACAATGTTATCGCTAAAGATTCAAGAATGACAGAGCGTGCTACATTTGCTGCTACTAGATTTACTCGCAGTGCAACTGATGGTTTCTTACGTAGCATTCTTCTTGTTGGTCGTATATCTTATGAGATACGTAACATCGCAGAAATGCAAACACGTATGTTTCTTGCAGGTGGTATAGGACTTTTCACTAACCCTGTTAAGTTTACTGCACTTATCATGTCAAACCCAGAATCTGCTAAGGCAATCGTTCGCAAGGCTGCAGCCAAAGACCCATACATAGTAGACATCAACGGTAAAGCCTTTATGGGTGCAGACAGTTTTGTTGCAGATGATACTCAAGCGATGCACGATTCCTTTGCTAACACAATGGCATCACGTGGACATTCCCTTGAAGGACAAAACCTAAGTGGTGCATGGCGCAGTGGTGAGTATGACTCAATTAAACTAGAGATTTCAAAAAATGGTAGCCCTAGAAATGCTAAAGAGTACGCAGAAGCCGTAGCATCACGCTTACTACAGCACCATGCTGACCCAATCAAGAGAGCAGTAGCCACAAATGACATGCGTGCGCTACCAAAGGGACTAGCCAGTGCAGTAAAAGAAGGTCGCATGACCTATGAAGAAGCATTGATTCAGGCTATTCGTGACGGTGCATTCAAGAGACAAATTGATATCCTTGGAAACGCAGAACCACAACTGCAAAAACTATTTTCTATGGACAATGGTATCCGAACTATGTTGTTTGGAAACACATCACGTTCGTATGCCCGTGAAATAGCAGATGAAACGCTAGGCATGACAGAACTACGTGAGTTCATAACAACTGGCAAGATTGTTGAAAGAAAAGAAATTCTTGTAGATGGTGTACCTACCATCAAGGAACGTGTTGTCTTTGAAATGGGTAATTCATACAGGGACAATCACCGTGCACTTAGTAACATAATTAAAGACCAGTTACTTGTTGACGATGTAGCAAAAACAAACGCATCTAATCTGTTTATGCCACATCAAAAGTCTATTGAGTTAACAGATGTGAAGGGAAAGTACAATCAATTCGCTGATTGGTTCTTCCGTCAGGCAGCACGTGCCGAAGTTCGCACAGTTTATGGTCCAGAATACCGCATTGCATACTGGGAAGCCGTTTCTGAAATGGCTCCAATCATGTCAAGAGAAGCAGCACAAAAAGTATTAAAGAATGCTGAAGATATTAAGCGCACTAGAGTTGCCACAGAGGGCGAAGATGGTGTTATTGTCTATCAGTCCTGGACTGAACTAAACCCTGCCTTTGATGATATTGTTCAAGCATCTAAAGATGGTGTTGGTAGACTAACAGTTAAAGATGTTGATGCCTATGCACGAGATAAGGCTGCTAAGAGGATTGCATCTTTATTCTATGATGCAACTCAAAAGAACAACCTTACCTATGCAGCACAACTAGTTCTTCCATTCGTTAATGCTTGGGCTAACACTATCCGCAAGTGGTCAGAACTAGGAACAAATCCTAGCCGTCTTGCCACCCGTGTTTTCCCTGCAACTAGGCTATATCAGAACCTATTAAGCGAAGAAACTTCTGCAATATACGACTTTACTGGTACACCACATGACCCAATGCAGGGATTTGTTTGGAATAACCAGTATGGAGACAAGGTATTTACCCTACCTTTGAGTGGATACTTACGTACATTGTTTGGTTTGCGTGGCAATCCAGAAACAGCAGACGTTGCCATACCGCTTAAGTCTTTAAACCTTGCGTTCTCTGGTGCTGAACTTGCAGATAGTGACCTAGGTATTCTTCCAGGGTTTGGAACTGTATGGAACATTGCCTATGGTTCCCTTGACAATGAGATTCAGAACAAGACACCTGACGTACTTGCCAACATGATTGCACCATACGGTACTTCAGAAGGTAAGTACATTGGCTTTCTGCCAGCATGGATTCAAAAGATTGCTGCTGCCATAGTTGAAGATGAGAAGGCTTACGGTAAAACTGCTAAGCCAATCATGGCTTGGGAAGCAACAACTAACCCTAAGTACAAGGTTCTATACGATGGAACACCTTTAACCCCTGAAGACCGTGCAGTATTACAGGCTGACCTGGCTGCATATGGATTAAGTCGTGCACGTTTTGCATACTTAATGCAGGGATTACTACAGAACGTACTACCAGGTACACCGTTGTATGAGTACTATGCACAGAATGAAAACGGCGATACGTTCCTACAGTGGCAAATGGCTGATTCATTTAACAAAATTGTCCAGCAACATGATGGAAACTTTGAAACAGCCTGGGCTGAGTACACTGCAGTATGGGGACGCAATGCAGTTCTTATCGGATTCAGTGATAACAAGAACCAAGTCTTTGCAAATGATGAGGCTTGGAACTTTGGAAAGAACAACCCATCACTGTTTAGTTCCTATGGAGATGTAATTCCTTACTTCTTTACTGGTGGAGATTTCTCCTCAGAGTACCGTAAGGCTATGGAACGCCGTGGCAAGGGTGACCGTCTAACTGCAGAAGAAGTATTAAAGGAAGCAGACCGTCTATCCATGTCAGCAATGCGTGGTCAGTTGGCTATTGAAGCCGTATACGGTGGCTTTGATGCTAACTGGATTGATGACCAGATGAAGGCTTACAAGTCTGATGTCTTACAGGGATACGAACCAGAAGTAACAATCAATATTGGTGCTCGTGACCAGAAGATTATGCGAATTGAGTCTGCCCTAAAGAAGCCAGAGTTTGCTAATACTGATGCTGGTCAGGCTGCATTACTTTACTTTGCAGAACGTGACAGATGGCTAGAACAGTCTAGGTTGTACTACCCAGACCGTGATAAGCCGTCACTATCTGGTCAAGATAATGCTGAGGCACGTTACCGTTTACGAGTAATGGCAGAGCAATTAAGCGCAAACAATGATGATTTTAAAAATATGTTTATTCGTGTTCTTGCACAAGAACTCAAGGAAGAGGATTAACGATGGCAACCCCACCAATGCCTAATGCCAGCGAGGATAAGTTTGTCGTTGGTCAAAAGACAGTTACACTTCCAGCCAGAAATAGACGTGTTCCAGTTGATAACGGTAGAGGTACACAGGGTGTAACACTACCAGCCAAGACATCTATTGAAACCTTTCGTGCTCCAAAGATTTACACAAATCCATCAGTGATGGCTAAGAATGAACTTGGAAAAATCCCTGAAGGTGCTGCTTTAGCAAAGGTTCAAACCATGCTATACAACGCTGGTGGATTCTATGACTCAAACGACACACCAGGAACTGGCATTAGAATGCCAGGAGACTTTGCTGCAATGGCTAAAGCAATGGAAGCGGCAAATGCTCGTGGTGTGACTTGGCAAGACCAAGTTGCATTCCAGGTAAATATGCAAGCAAGCGGTGCGTATGCAATGGGTGCAGGTATTGCTGGTGCAGGAACCTCTGGCGCAGGTGGTGGTGCTAGTGCTAACAAGAGTTTAAATATCACTGGACCTAACAACGCACGTAGTATTTTTGACACTATGTACCTAAAGTACACATCAAAGAAGGCTGATGACGTAGAGTTTTCAAAGTTCTATGACTCTCTTGTTAAGGCTCAACAGAAAGCCCCAATCAAGTACGAAAAGAAAAAGATTGGTGGAAGTTGGTACACAGTTCAAACATCTGATGGCATTAAGGCTGATGAGTTTGCTGAGACTTGGGTATTTAACAGGATTAACTTTGCAGACGAGAGTGCAACTGGTGTCGTAGCACAGAACCTAACAGCCGTTGGTGCACTTGCAGACATGTATGATGTCAACTTATCTGTTTCACAGAAGGCAGAGTTTGCCAAGGCATTAACAACTGGTACTGGAACTGACAATGATGTTCGTAAGTCATTGGCAGAAAAGGCTAAGTTAAAGTACAAGATGCTTGCCAATGACATTACTGAAACAGTAACAGTTAAAGATTTACTTGCAGAACAAATCAATGCTTACGCTGCAACTCTTGAACTTGGATTAAAGGATGTTAAAATTTCTGATATTGAACCTTACGCATTTAAAGATGGTAATTTATTAAACAGGTCAGAAACAATTCAAAATATAAAGAATAACAATATTGCTTACCGCAGCACAGGACAAGCAAAACAAAATGCTTCAGCCTTTGCACTTGGCTTGGCTCGTTCCTTAGGTTATGGTGCTTAATGGCTACCGATAGTGAAATCTTTGCTAAACAATTTGCAGCATTAACTGGTCTTGATATCAATGCTGAAGAGAATAAATGGGCTTACCAACTTTATGATGTTGCCCTTCCTTTTATTAACTCAGACCAGATTCAACCAGGAGATACTGCTCTTTACGACATCATCCTTGCAGATGATAAAGCACCGCAGTCCTACAAGGACCGCTTCTCTGCTGTAACAGAACTTAAGAAGAAAGCCCCAGAGATGGGCATGACTGTTGCTGATTACTTAAAGCAAGAGAACCAATACAAGCAGTTGTTAAAGTCTGCTGGTATGGGTAACCTTGCCAATGCTAATGAGATTAAAAAGTTTTTCTTAAATGAGGTTTCCTATGACGAGGCTGCTGGTAGAATTAATGCTGCGTTTGGTGCCATTGATTCTGCTGATGAGCCTACTCGCCAGGCTTTGGCAGAACGTTTCCCAACCTTAAACAAGGCAGACCTTGCACAAGGTTTGTTACTTGGCAAAGAGGGAACTTACGAGATTGAGAAGAAGGCTGCTGCTGCTCAGGTTGCAGGTGCTGGTCTATCTCAAGGATACCGTACAACTCTTAGCGACCAAGAACTTGTTGCATCTGGATTTGGTACATCTGTAACTGGACGTGAGAATGCACGTCAAGCATTCGCTAAGGTTGCTGCTGAACAGACAGGTCTACAACAGGCTGCAAGAACCTTTGGTGGTCCTAGCAACATTGTTCAACAGGCAGAAAAAGAAGCATTACTTGGTCAGACTTCTACTGAAGCCAAGCGACTACGTTCACAGGCTCGTTCACAATTTGCTGGACAAACTGGAATTGTTACTGGTTCGCTAGGTCGCAAGAAGCAAACATAAAACTCTCGGTGGATTGACCGCCCCCACTGAGTAAAAGAGCGGTAGTACATACCAACCTACATACCCCTGTGTAGGAGTGAGACGTGTACGACAAACAACTAATGTAAGGGAGATAGTTGCGATGAGCAACAATAATCAAGACTGGCTAGATGATGATGAGTTTGACTTTGAAGAGGAAACTCAACCACGTTCAAGTGACGATGTACTTAAAAAGGTACGCCGTGCAGAACGTGCAAAGGATAAACAAGTCAAAGAACTGCAAGCCGAATTGGA